ATAAGCGCAAACATACCAAATGCGACACCAATGGTACCAAGAGATTTTTTGATCTTGCCAGCTACCCTATTAACACGATTATTCAACCTATTAAAAGTCATTGACAACCGCTTAATGTCTGCACCCGCTGATCTAGCAAACCATTTAACAGATGCGCCCATTTGTTTCATTGGCCGAGAAATCTGATTCACTGCCTTAAAAACTGCCGGTACTGTAAAAACTACGCCCATTAACTAATGATTTGCTGCATGATTAAATTTCCTTAATATCTCGTTATACCAAAATATTAAACTGTCACTGTCTGCCTCATCTATATATAATTGTCTTAAAATTTCAGGTGTCCATTTCATTTCTAAGGCAATTGTTTTTATAATATTATTCATTGAGTCCAGGTCTAAGAGATCTACCCTATTATAGGTGATAATCTTATTACTCTCTGATAGCCTGGCAATTACAAAAAATACAAACTTTGTATTGATCTAGTTAACGAATGATCTGTATCAAATAATTTTCCTATAATTGATCTTGAAACATTGCAAAGCATTCCGACCTGGGCATCCATGTAAAGATTCATTTCTTTTGCAAGATTGATCCCTTTGGTGTAATTATTTAATTCAAATGCTTTATACCTAATTTTGTAATTTAATTTTGAAATTGTTTTAACGGTGTTTCCTTTTTTGTCCTTTAATTCAAGTGGAGATCTCAAATTTTGAACTATTCCATCATCATTAAATGAAATTTCATCATGTTCAATAAACCTGAGCAATGGCATAATTTTTTCAACTTTGAATTCTGGATCAATGTCATAATCTTTGTAATTTCTTTTAGAAATTAGCCATTCTGATACATCTTCGATTATTTCCTTTTGCTTATCGGTAAGAGCTTCTATCTTTTCTTGATTTTCGGACAATTCAGGATCTTCAAAATCCATTGGGATTCCTATTACATTATCCTTTTCTAAACCATCAATTTTGTCATCGTAATTTTCCATTTTTTCCGTTTTAGTTGTATTTGTAAAAAATTGCATGAGCAGTTGTAATGCTCATGCAATTGCAATAATTTAATTTAACTTATATTCAATAACTCATCTTCAAAAGCTACTTTGATCTGAACCGTACCTGCATTTCTGTTTGGCTTAACGTCGCCTACAATTACACCATTACCAGTGTAAATGTCTCCTGAAACGTGGGTGAGTGTCCAGTTAGCGATCTCCGAAACACTATCTTTTATAAGATCCTGAATATAATCTTCAGTTTCAGCATCAACAACACAAGTGAATTGTATGTATGGCATTTTATTTTCATACTGAAGTATCAATTTGCCTGAAGCTGTTCTATTATTTTCGTCATCTGCTATTCGATAACCACCGCGATCAAGTTCTGAATCTTCACCGCTCTTAAGGTCGAATTTCCTATTACCTGCTCTTGAATGCTGGCAATTAACCTCTTCAAAAAATCCTGCTATAGTTGCTGGCATATTATTGTCCTCCTAGAAAAAAGTTAGCAATTACTGTTGTGCTCAAGATTCGGGCAAATCCAGATCGTTTGTAAGGCAATGAGAAATCAAGCCTATCAGGATTAGTTCCAGAAATTTGAACATCTGTATTATCGATTGAATATTGAGCATCAGCCAGAATTCCATCATTTGCGAAAGGAACAAACAATTTATTAATCATCAATCCTTTAGCATCTTTTGGCTTGATCACTTCTGGATTAGTTGATGTATTACTGTCAGGTAATATTGTTTTTCCTTTGATGAATGTTTCGTCAATAAAAAGTGTTCGGTAAGCAATATTAAAATCAATACCGGCCAAATTTCGAACCCATCTAAATTGTGGTGGTAATTCGCCATCTGGATGGTATGTAGTAACAAAGTCTTTTACAAAGTAACTACCATCTCTTAAAACAGTGGTACAGCATCCAACTTTTACAACAAAATCTCTATTATTGTATATATCCATGTCACCAGCTTCAAGATCTTGAGGTGGTGTAATGCCTGTCAATACTGCATCTAATATGTCTGATTTTGGATCAACCTCAACACGTGGACCGTAAACAGCCGCTGTAACAGCTGCAATTTCAAGCGGCAAACTCAATGCTTTTGGTGCTGGCATAATAATATTGGTTTGCTCCAATTTTCTATCATCTGTAATTAAGGATAAATTATCTTTGTCATCTTCAATTGTTCCCGAAATAGCTACAAAAGGTTTAAAATCTTCTGCTTTGTAACGTCCTGTTTTATCAGTTGAATTGCCATTGAATGCTTCGTATGCATTCAAGATCGTTTCTGTTGTGTCTAAACAATTAACTGTAATCGTATTCCATTCAGAACCAAATAAAGCCAGTGCATCGTCTGGTAATACTTCACCAGCTCCGGGGGTTGTCTCTGCATTTACATAAACGACCCCGATATCTTCTCCAGCAAATTCAATAGTGATTCCAGCGGCTGTTTGTCCTTTCCACTTAGAAACCATCGGTAACGCATTTGTTACAATCGCTCCGGCTGTCATAGGTGATTCAAGAATTGCATTAACTGCATCTTTTATTTTTGCAAGAATTGCATCACCATCATCAGTTGCGGCTACTGTAAATGAAATATACTTGCCTGCTAAAATTATAAATTGCGTTGCTGATTTTGTTGGTGAACCTGTGATCGTTAATGAATTTTCTTGCACAACCGCTGCCACATCTTCAAGTACAGTATAAACAAGTGTAGGTATTCCACCCACATCAATAGTACCTCTTAATCTAATAGCTGCTAAATGTGCAGGACTTCCATAACCACATTCAATCGCAACCTCATCAGGTGAGGTGAATTGAAACTTGGTTTTTAACCCAGCTTGCTTGTCAGTATTGGCCTCCGCTACTATAGCGAACCTTTGTGGCAGATATCCACCCGTCACGCCAGCAGTGCCTTTTTTTATCTCGTAGCCTAATACAGAACTGACTCTGTTTGGTGCTACGGCGTTTGATATTGCTGCCATATTAATATATTTGTTTTAATGTTATTTTTTTATCACTTTCATTTATAAGCTGCTCATATTGAGACTCATTTAATGGAGTCGAAACCGGCTTATCATTTATTTCATAAACCAAACCTTGGTATTTTAAACCTCCTGAAACAATGCCTTGGCTATCTCTTAATTTTTCTTCAAAAGTAACACCCGCACTAAGAATATTTGTTTCTGAAATAATACCGTAATCTAAATCTAATCTTATGTACTGCTCCGATTTTAAGATTGTACGAATTATTGCAATTATTTTCCTTGTAGTGTCGTAACCTTTAGATTTAACATCAATGAAATATCCGCAAGTATTACCACTTGCCGCCCTTGTATCTTCTTTGCTGTCAAAGTCCATCCAATTAACAGCAACATAAGGCATATTTCCCTCATCGGCTGAAAAGTCAGTATCTTTGTAAATCTCACTAGGTAAAAAAGTATTTCCTAATGTGATTTGATTAGCAAATTCAATTAACAAAATAGCCGCAATTCGTGTGAGAACTACAGAAAAATTACCTTCACCTATTTGATAATTTATTTTAGCCATTATCTTTTAAATTACAAGGTATTATACCAAGTGTTCTATTGGGGAAACATTCATCAATAGTATAATTGTCACCATCTACTGTTATAGTCCACCCTTTCAAAGAAATATACTTTTCAGTAAGGTTTAATACATCCATATTAATAATACATCTTGAAAATGGACTATTTTTTTTTGAACCATCTTCGTATTCTAATGAATCAGTTCGTCTGAAAAAAATGACACTAGTTTCTATAACAGGATCTACTTGATTGTCAATAATAGCTGGTAAATCAAAACCATCACCATCACCACCTGAAACAATCATTTTTGCATCTTCTCTTATGTCTTCTAGTAATCCCATTCTCAGATATAATTTGTGTGGGCTTTTACACCCACACAATAATTATTTTTTAATACGAATTTTACCATCTTTAAGCCAAGCAGGAATATACTCTTTGTAAGTATTCCATTCGATTTTAGTATCAGATCTAAACATCTTACCCAATGCTAGAAAGCCTGTTACTGCAACCTCAAATTTCTTCTTACCTAACTTCGCCTTTTCATCAGCTTCTTTTTTAGCTGCTATCTCAGCAACCTCTTCAGCTAGTTTTTCAGCTGCTATTTTAGCGGCCTTTTCATCAGCTTCTTTTTTAGCTTCTATTTCAGCGGCCTTTTCGGCTGCTTCCTCTTCTTTAGTTTTTGCCATATTATTTATTTTTAGGCTAACACTTGAGCCGTGTATAATCGATCTACTGAAACTATTTGAGCTAATGGAGCGGTTTTTATACCAGCTGTGTAAAGTTCATCCTCTTCATTCACAAAATCAAACAATGAAAAACCTTTCATTTTATTTCTTAATCTTGAAAATACACGGTTTGAACGTGGATTTTTACGAATGAAATCGGGTAGCATTGGCACCTGAGCGAAACTAGTTTCACCTTTGAATGATTCAGGAATCAATACAACCATTTTGGAACTAAAATAGCGTGTAGAAACATCAGTTACTGGGAAATCATAAACCTCATCATAAGTCCATATATTGAAGTTATAAACACCCATTTTTAAAGTGATTCTATAAGCACCACCAACAGAATTAAAAAACTGAGCACTTGAACCTTTTTTGATTTCAGATTCATAAAATTTCTCTTTATTGTTTAAGTCTGTATTTGATCTGAATGCTTGCCATGCTAGATTACCCATAACTACATTGACATCTGTTCCGCCGGATACTTTACCAATAGATCTTAACAATTGTCCTTTATCTTCAAAGAATTTCAAAATATCAACATCTGTAGCATCCCAAAGATCACCACCTGAAAGAACTTCTATCATTGCGGCTTTTCTTTTGTAATCTATCGAATCACCACTATTAACAGTTACTATGCCGGTTTCAAGGGCTTGAGCCGCTTGAAGTTCGATTGAACGATCAATTGTTTTTTTAGCCTCGTTCAATTCAATGGCTGTTTCTTCTGCAATTGCCTCAATCTGGATTGTGTTAAATTGACCGTTTGCATAAAAAGGAATGTCATAAACATTCATTGCTGTAACATCAATCAATTCCTTGAAATATGGAGGTAAAAACCCTTTTTCGGTGAATACATCCATCTTATTTCTATTGCCTTTTGATCCTCTGATCACATCAATTGCAATTTTTTCGGTGCCTCTTCTCGCTAACGAAGTAATATATTTTGTTTTATAAACTTTGTCAGGAAAAAATGATCTTAAAAAGCTTGGCGCTTCAATCAGATCCTCAAATTTATTTGCTAAGACTGTAGTAAAAACAGCTCTTGCATTTTGCGCTGGTATATATCCCATATCTATTGATTATCTAAGTTAACTAAATCTTTGAAATTCTCAAGCGTGATCCCTTCGGTGTCCGCTGGAATTCGATCGCCAATAGTACGCCCATCAATTAGGGTGTCAAGAGTATCGGAGCCATCAAGCACCAATAGAGCTGCATCTACCATTCCAGTAACAGCAACTTGAATTGTTTTTGATGCTGTATCCAAAACGGTGGCCATGGTTAAATTAACTCCATAAGGAGTTTCTGATCCATCGGTACTAGCACTTTTTAAAATAGCCCCTTTTAAATCAGCCGAAACACGGCCAAACAACATACCAGGAACTAGATCAACATCACCACCAGAACTGTTTGTGTATGTCATTTCAACAGCCTTGAAGTTAGTCCTAAATAACTTACTATAATCATAGTTAGTTATAGACTGATTTTGCGTAGATAATACGTTTTCAGCTCCCATTATTTACCCTCCTCTTCTTCGTCCAGTAATTCATCAAAAGCGCTATCGACTTCTTTCGCTTCGGCTGAATCCTTTGGTTTAATTTTACCGGCTTCTTTATTTGGGGTCAAATCACCAGTGCTTGATTTTTCTAAGCTATTCTTTAGAACATCTTGCTGTGATTTTCTAAGAAAGTTAAGCTTTTCAGCTTCTTTCATACCTTCCCCACTCTCGATGCCGTCCTTTACTTTTTTTGAATCAAGGTCATTGAAAACAAGCCAAGTGTTAACCCGGTCATTTTCTTCAGCTTTACCGACTAATAGCCCGGCTGCCTTACCTGAATCAAATACTTGAGCAAAAACACCTGGGTGTTCTGCTTTCAACTCTTCGATCGTCATTTTGTTGGAATTTTGGTTATTACTATTATTATTACTAAGTTCTTTAACTTTATTTACTGCCATTTCAAAACTGCCTATTTCATCAATAAGAGTTCCGATACATTGACCCGCTTTAAATGTTGCACCTGTTTTTTGTATAGGTGTTATATTAGGTCTATTTATTGTCATGTCATTTATGAAATCCTGGCAATGAGGATCAAGGATTTCGCTTTTGATTAAATCGTAATTAAAATCATTAATTGCATTTTCGAATTCTTTGTTTTTATTAATTGATTGACTTGCATAAATTCTTAAATGCCTTTTACCTGTTTTGTCTTCTGTTCCACTTTTAAAACCTTCCAAAGACATCATGGTGCCAATAGAACCGACAATTGCATCTTCTGATTTTGCAAGAATATAATCAGCATCTGAAAAAATATACATTAAGGCACTTGCTCCAATATCTTCAATATAGCCTACTAATGGCTTTTTACGTGCGCTTTTCGCTGATACTTCCCTCATGTATTTTACTGCATTGGCCGATCCACCTCCACTTTCTCCAAAAAATATATGGCCTATTACATTTTCGTTTTTTTCCATTTTGGAAAATTGCGCTGCAATATCAACAGTGCCATAATGAGACATTCCACCATGTTTTGTAATTACAGAATCAAAATTATAAACAGCAATAGAACCTTTTGGTACATCATCCATTCTAGATATACGCCTTGCACTATATGCAAGGTCTTTTGATAATATCCCAAACTGATTTGATTTAACTTCACCTACATCTAATACAGCCCCATTATTTATACTTTCAAGTGTTTTTGATAGCTGTATAAATGAAAACGGATCAACAAACCAAGGATTTCCATATATTTCTTTTGCTAGTCTGAAATTCATAATATAATTATTCAGTTGTTTTTTTTCCAGTTGTTATTACATCTTCATTATTTATTGGCTTGGCTGCGATCTTTCTTTCAGCATCTACCTGCTCTTGTACTTCGCCGAAATCCATTTGACTGACTATTTCAGCACCCCGCTCACCGGTCATAATAGGCGTTTTGTCATCACCCATTGCCGCACGTACTGCTTTAACCGTCTTAAGTGGATCTATGTCGCCAACACTTACACCTGTAAATATTGCGCTATTAAGTGCAGCGATCATAATAATATCTTTTCGTGCATATGCATCAAGTAGTTCAGGATAAACTATTTTACCTGAAACAACTTCGTTGTATAGCCATAACTCATAAACTGGTTGATATTGCTGACTTGCTACGCTTTCGGTTTTTACATCTAGAACATGTTGCCAATCATTACGAGCCGCTTTTGATGCTGAATAATTAGACCCATAAACAGACATTGCAACCTCATAAGGTATTTCCGCACTTGCAAAAGTTACCTGTAGATTTGTTTTTAAGAAATCCGGCATTGTAGCCTCTGCATCAGGCTTGATCATTTTAAGTGTGCCGCCTATTGTATTATTAATGGCCGTTCCTTTTGTTGATTTTGCTAAATTTCTTTGAAAACATTTAGGCGCTGGTAATTCCTCTAAGGCAGTTGTAGTTGTGGCGTTAATAGCCTTAAGACCTGCATTTTTAAATATATTTTCACCAGTAGAACTATTGTTATGCTCATTTACTAATATCATTTCACTTGATATTTGAGCTAATTTTACGGTCGCATCAATATATTTTTCAAGATTTTTTATTTTTTCGAAATTCTCAAGTAATAAAGGAATTCCCCTTGTTTCATTCAATCTAAATTTAGAACCATAGATCATTGAAGCCATTTTCAAACCGGTTGGTTCGTGAATGGCTGTTACTCTTTTTGTTTTTAAATCTCCGATATCTACCCAAAATGCAATGTGTTTGCCTTTTTTATCCATTTCAACACCATCAAGAATAATATTAGACCCGGTGTAATTTAATGGATTTACTAAATTAGCACCATCAAGCAACTGAGTTGTTACATTACCATTTTCAACACGCGAAAGTCTTAATACATCACCACTGACAATTGAATTATAAGTGCTATTTTTTGCAATCCCATGAAAATTCAACATTCCTGAGTAATCAGCATGTTTGCTTTTCATGTAATTTCTAAATCGGAATTCTATTTGTGATATTAATTTTTTGCGGTCTGTAGTTTGTAAATATTCCTGACGTGGCGGGGTTGCATTAAATCGTAAACCCTTGCCAATCAGCCAAGTAGTCCATTTATTAACAACTAATTTTGCAATATCGTTGGTAAGATTTAATTCCCATGCCCTTTCTCTTGCTGCGTAATAATCAGGCCAAATTGTTATCGGGGGGCCCAATTCACCAGTTTGTTTTTGACCATCAAATAAAACCTCTTGCTGGAAATTTATAAATTGAGATTCGAGATTGTTATATTTTGCGGCTTGGTTTTCAAGCTGTTCAGTTAAGACTTTATTTTCTTTTTTACTATTAAATAATCCTAACATGGTAAAAATTTAGTGGTTCGCCCGTCCATTTGTGCGATTAGTCTATTTGCGAGCTGTTCATATGCAAGTCGACCCTCTGCAATTTCTTTCAATGATCCGTACTCTCTTTGTATTTTTATTTGACCATCATCTAATGAATATTCCTTAATCGCGCCTTTGGTTATTATAACAGGAACTAAAAGATCATAAGCATCTAAAATGGCCTGAACTTGTACAAGTTTAGCCGCCGGATCTGGGTATAATAATAAATGATCTTCTTCTGTCATCGTTGGCAATTTCAATATTAATTGTAAGATATTGTATATTAAATTTGGTTTTTGTACTTTTTTGTACATACTTTTGTTTTTGTTGTATAATTAAAATTAGAATCATGAGAATAGATCGAAACGAATTAAAAGAGGTTTTGTTAAGCCTTTCTATAGGTGAAATTGAAGAAATTCAAGCCGAAAAAAGAATCATTAAAATTATTAAAGAACCTAATCGAAAATTATCTTTTATTATTGCAAGTATTGCCGTTTGGTGTAAATTACTATCACCAATTTTTGTTTTTGCTATTAATGCTGTGACTGCTATAATTGCATTTTGGGTATTGTATTTTATTTTTTTTAAGGTTGCAGTATGAAAACAACAAACCGTGTTTTGTACCTAACTACATTCATTCCGAAAATACAACTTGCTTCATTCCTGGAAATACATAGACATACATTTGATTTTTATATCAATAGTCACAAATGGAGGCATTACCAAATAGATAAAATTGATGAATTATTTGATTATGTCAAAGCCCTAACAAATGATCCGGATAAGGATGTAAAGAGGATTTATTTTAAAAATGGCTGTCTGATTTGTGATTGCAGACTAATAAGAAAATTGTATTAATGGATGCATTAGAAAAGCTGCAATCAATAACCGATTTTAAATTTCAAGTGTCGGATGTAATGCCTTCTAAATTCTCATCTAGAAGGATTATGAAATCAGGTGAAAGTAAATTTGAGGGGGCTTTTGATATAGAAAGAACCCCCTTTATGAAAAAGATACTTGATTTCTTTTCGCCGTACAACAATAAAAACGTATTGTCAGTAATGAAGGGCC